GCACCGGCTTCAGTACCGGTGTCGTCTCTGCTACTCGTCCCGATGCCATCCCTGCTACGAGCATGGAGTCGGCCATCAACATGGACTACGATGACTTCGGCAACCTAGTCACTCGTCTCGGATCCATCTCGCTGACCGGTAACAGCGAATCCAGAAACTGGGAGGAAATCCTCACCGCTTGGAACTTAACCACCTCCAACTACGGCAGTAACCTTCCGACAAACGCGGAGGTCTATTCCGGATTTTACTTCGATACCGCAGCGTCCGAGCGACTGGTCATCGCGGTCAGCGATCGTAACGCCAACACCAAGAACCTGTACTTCGGTTCCCCCGGCGTTTCCTACAACGCGATCAGCGGCGCGACGCTCAATAACTCAGCCACCTTCGTCTACTTCGCTCAGCTCAATGACAAGCTGTTCTATTCCGATGGCTACGGAACCCTGAAGTACGTCTCCAGCGCGAATCTCAATAGCTCGGTCGCCGCCGGCAAGATCAGCCGCATCGATGTCATCAATCAGGGAAGTGGTCATAACTCAATTCCAACAATCACCATATCCGCTCCTCCGAGCGGTGTGACCGCAACCGCGGAAGCAAGAATTGGTGGAGATGGAGCGGTTCTTTCCATCGTAATCCTGAACCCCGGCAGCGGTTACATCACAGCTCCCACAGTCTCCATATCGCCGGCCAACCAGTCTCACGCGGTCGCTTTCGTATCCCTCTCGCCGCCCAACAAGCCGCTCTACCTCACCACCCATACCAACCGGCTCTGGGCCGTCTCTGGTGATACCACCATCCAGCCCGATACCCTCTACTTCTCGGACATCCTCGATGGCGAATCCTGGGATCCGCTCGGATCCATCCGAGTCGGTGGCGACGGCGATCCCATCAAGGGTCTCTACTCGTGGTTCGGATACAAACTGCTCGTCTTCAAGGAACGCTCAATTTGGAGCGTAGATGCCGATCCTACGCAGGATCCTGCCGATTGGACCATATCACTCATCAGCGGTAATATCGGCTGCTCCTCGCACCGCTCCATTGCCGCGGTCGGTGCTGACGTATTCTTCCTGTCCCGCGACGGCATCCGGTCGATGGCGCAGATCCAAGCCGGTACCCAGACCAGCGTCGGACTCGCGCTCTCCAGCCCCATCAACGACCTGATCAGCAGGATCGACAAGACTAAGCTCGACCTCTGCGACGGCGTGTTCTGGAACAACCGCTACCTCCTGGCAGTTCCGTTCGTTATCAACGAAGCAAACGGGCTTGGACTGGAGAGCGAGTTCGGTGTTCTGCTCGAATCCGATTCGTTGCTCGAACTCGAAGCCGCCTTCCCACGGAACAACGCGGTCATCGTCTATCACTCACTGGCCCGCTCTTGGCTCGGGTACTGGGACAACTGGCAGGTGAACGACTTCTTCGCCACCTCGTTCTCCACGTTCGGACCCGTCCTCATGTTCGCCGGCGACATGACCTCTATCTCAGAGGGAGCAGGCCAAGTCTGGTCGTTCAATGACTTCCTGCCGAACACCCGTCTCGCACCGGTCGCAAGCTCCGCGTACCTCGATGGCGGATCCCGTTACCAGTCTACGGTGATCACGAAGGCGTACAACCTGAACGAGCCCATCCCCGACAAGATCGGGTACAGCGTCCAGTTCGCGTTCGACAACCCGTACACCAGCTCAAATACGGACGCGGCGATCGCCTACTCGACCGACATGTCGGGGACGTTCACGGACCTCGATTCAAGCCTGACGATCACCAACTCGCAGAAGTTCCTCAAAGCGTACAACCTGATCAGCAAGGGACGCTGGAACACCATCCAGTTCAGGGTTCAGACCAACCCCAACTCGGGCGGTCGCCTTTCGCTTCAATCCACTATCCTATCTGGATTCGTTGATTCTGTGCGTCCTCAGCAATGACCGCACATCCAACCATCATCGAAGCGGCCCAACTGCTGCGACAGCATTGGCCTACTTGTTCCACATGGAACGATGATCAGCTCCTCAACTGGATCGGAATCTTCAATGCCAAGAAGCTGATCGGGATTGTGAAGAACGAGGATGGGAAGTGTGTCGGTGTAGGGGCTGTTCGATTCCTCAACTCGATCGAGGAGTCCGAGGATCTGAACAACAACTTCCCGGACGGTCACATCGCGTGGATCGAGATCGCTATTGGTACTGAGCCGTGCGCGGTTCAGACACTCTGGTTGGCCATGATGGGGCTATGCTCGAAGAACGTCACCAAGCTCGGTGGGTTCCGCAAAGGCATTTCCCGTTTGTACGATTTTGACAGGTACTCCAAACTGCTGATGAACAAGAGGATTTCCTATGGGCGGAACATATAAAGCACCAGACATGGCGGCGGCGAACCGCGAGGCCGTCATGGCCTCGATCGAGACTTTCCCGCTCCAGCGTGAGATCGAGGCTGCATCACGCATAGGAGCCAAGGTTCGGGTTCCTATCTACAAAGACGGCAAGGAGACCGGTCAGTTCAGAGAGGTTGACTTCAAGGACGTTTCCGACATCGCCCAGACCAAAGCTATTGGTCAAGCGTTGGCTGATCTGGCTCCGGTACAAGCTCAACGTGAGCTTGAAGCCGCTCAGAAGTACGGCACCCAGTTCGCCCAGCAACGCCGAGCCGAGCTTCAAGCTCTTGACCCGGAGCGTTACGGCACCGGCACCGAGCCGGGACTCTACGCCCAGTTTCTCAAGGACATCGGCAGTCGCCCCATCGCCGAGGAAACCATCGCCGCGCCTTCCTACGAGCGCGTGGGCATGCCGGGTGGTCCCCAGGATACCGGTGAGGCCGCGAGGATCCGCAGCGATCTCGAACGCCAGATCGGTGCCGGTCTCGCTCAAGCCGGTACGCTCGATCCCGCTTTGATCCGAGCCGCTGAGCAGGCTGTTCGCGCCCGCGGAACCGCTTCCGGCAACGTCCTCGGTAACCTCTCCGCATTCCGCGAGGCCCGCGCTGTCAGCGAAGCGATCGGTAACGCCGATGTCCAACGCCGGCAGCAGGCTCTTGGCCTACTCCAGAGCGGTCAGACCACCAGCGATGTCGCCAATCGACAGGCGCAGGAAGCCTTCCAGAATATCCTCGCTGCCACCGGTCAGCGGAACACCGCGATGCAGCAGAGCTTCGCTGGCCAGATGGCTTCGCAGCAGCAGCGTCAGGGCGCACAGCAGCAGAACATTGCGAACATCCAGTCGGCTCTGGGACTCCAGCCAATCGTCTCACAAGCGGCTCAGCTCGGTGGTCTCCAGCAGGGTGCTTCGCCGTTCGCTACTCCTCAGTTGTTTCAGGGGTTGCAGCAGGCCAGTCCAAGTCAGCTCATGCAGACTGGCAGCAATTTCGCTCTCACCAACGCCCAGAACGCCTTCCAAGCCTCGCAGGCCGGTTCTCCGCTGGCCATCATGCAAGGCATCGGTGGTCTTGCTGGTGGAATCGGTCAGCTTGGAACTGGATTCCGCGGTTTTGTTGGACCCTAACCTATGGCAAACGATCCCAGCAGAAGCCTTCCCGGAGTCGAAACGGAACCAGCAGGGCCGAATCAGACGCCATACTCGGGGTTTCCCGGATACGAAGAATTCCGTGTTGGAGATCCAATCCCAGGGATGCCGGGATCGTTCGTTGGTGGTGAGATCGTCAACAATGCTGGAGATCGCTGGAACTGGGTCAAAGGCGAGTGGGAAACCGCAGGCCAACCAGTCGATCTCTCGACCCCTCCAACCCCCAAGTTCGGACCAGTAACTCGATCTGGATACGCGATTCCCCCTGTCGATCCCCTGAGCTACTACTCGACGCCAGAGCCGACTCCTGAGCCGACTCCGTACACTGGTGGGCCAACTCGATGGACCGAGGTTTATCGTCCTCCTGTAGACCTGAGCAACATCCAGACGTTCACGCCGGCTCCTAATCCGGTTTCAACGCCTACCCCTCAGCCAACCCCGTCTCCTGTATCTCAGCAGCCAACATACAGCAGCGAGGGGGAGGACTCTGGAATCAGTCTGATTACCCCTGAGAACAGGGATCGGTACATCAGGGAAGGCGGCATGAATCTTCAGGGGCCATCGGAACCCACACCGGTAAATCCTCTCCCAGAGACCAGCATTCCTAAGGCGGAAGACGTTGATACCAACACTTTCACCGGCATCGTCACAAACCCCGTTCAGGGGGGCGAGAAGCCTTACTACATAGAGGACACTGGTGTACCCGGTCCTGCTATAGAGGATAAGCCCACCACTCCGGGTCTGATACCGCTTGATAAGCCTCAGATCACGTTTCCGATTGTAACACCTACGGTTGTTCCCACTACTCCTGCAAGAGTTCAAGCTATACCTTACCAAGGGAAGCCGGTTACCAATCCCCTGATCGAGCCAACCACGATTCCGGTTGCGACCCGTAGGATGATTGAGGCTATATCCCCCGGCTACTTCAAGGACATCAACTACGACCCCGAGGAGATCCTCGCCGCGGCTATGCGGAGCATGGGTGGAAGACAGGCTCGTCGGTCAATCCTCAGCGAAATGCGATAATTTATGGCTACTCCAGACGAAATTAGAAGGCGGCTCGAAGAGCAGGCTAGTCAACGAGTCAACCCCCTGCTCAAGGGTCTTTCCATGCTTACCGGCGGAATCGCTGGCGAGTTCACCGGAACCAATGAGCAGATCCGCCAGCAGCGTCAGGCTAAGCGGACTTTGATGGCTGAAGAGGTAGCTGCATTGGAAGATCAGCGGATCCTTGAAAGAGCTAGAATTACGAGAGAAGAAGAGTTGAAGCGTCGCATTGCAGAGAAAGCTGCCGAGGATGAAGCGCGGCTTCTTGAGGAAACCCGCAAAGCGCGAGGAGTTGAGATGGCTCTCAAGGGCGAAGACATGGTTGGCCCACTTGATCCAGCGACAATGGCTGGAATGGCTGGCGCAAAGGCGGCTCAAGCGAGGGCTCAAGCTGAGCGTATAAACGCTCTCAAGGGACGAGAGACAGAAATGCGTGGTTATCTGGCTGGTCGCGGGGTTCAACTTGGAGAGCCAGATGTTGAGACTGTTGCTTTTCTCGAAGCTCAGGAGAGATCAAAGGAGGCTCTCAAGAAAGAGCAGGATACCAAGATGCAACTTATAACTCCTAGCGGTTCAGTTGTGTATGGAAGTTACGATGA